TAGTTCAACTCTAGCCTGGTGTACTTGCTCTTGTGGCGTAATTGGATAGCGCAGCTGATTTCTACTCAGCGGGTTGGGGGTTCGAGTCCCTCCAAGAGCGTATGACAACACTACAATGCAAAAACTGCGGGGAAACCCAAAATTTACATACGAACTATGCGTATCACTTACCTGATACGCCTGTAGAAAGTGTTTTGTGTAATGAATGTGGGGAAATTACAGAGATAACGTCAATTTGAGATTGATATGAAACTGGCAATTATAATATTAGTGATGTGGTATTTAGTACTAAACTTTTTAGTATCAAATGCGGAACAAAAATCTAAAGCAGATGAAGAAGCACGCAGACAAGAATTGTTGAAAAAAGCTCATGAACGAGAAGAATGGGTAAAACGATATCGTAGATAAGGTGATAGTATGACGATAGGATTTCCACCAGATGGACGAGTATGTAGTCAGTGTAAAATAGAAATCCCAAAACATTTATATAATAAACATTTGTATTGTGCCCCGATGCGGGGATGTTTTAATTTCTGTTCAGACGGGTGTTATCACAAATGGCATGGTGAACTAAGAAGGGTACTTGACAGAGACTCACGAAAGTAGTATATTCAAATAGTAACGGGGAATAGCTCAGCCCGGTAGAGCATTCGCTTTGGGAGCGAAGGGTCGCAGGTTCAACTCCTGTTTCCCCGACTGGAGGAAAGTATGAAAGAAGATAAACTACCTAAAATTATTGCATTAATTACGATTATATTATTTTTAATATTCGTGTTTTCTATTACACCATCCAGAGATGAAGTTCAAGGACTGGAAGGTGGAAACATTCAACATGCGATAGACACTAAACAGTAAATTGGGCGGGTGGCAGAGAGGCCCAATGCAAGAGTCTGCAAAACTCTAAAGTCGCCGGTTCGAATCCGGCCTCGCCCTTAACATTACCAAGAGGTTATTATGAATTTGACACCAAACGATAAGTTAAAACTGGAAGGCGCATTGAAGGATATGTCCACTTCAATGACCCGTGTAGAAGCGGAACGTGACCTTCAAAAGAACGTGATTGGGGACATCTGTGAAGAACTCAATCTCAATAAGAAGGTATTCCGTAAGTTAGCCAAGGTTTACCACAAGCAGAACTTTGATGATGAAGTAAACACGCATCAGGAGTTTGAGAAGTTATACGAAACGGTGACAAATAAGAATCCGTAAGTAGTTGGGAAGTGTGGCTGAGTGGTTTAAGGCAGGCGATTACTAATCGCTCGTACTGAAAGGTACCGTGGGTTCGAATCCTACCACTTCCGTCCGCTATTTTACATTATTATTTGATTAAATACTATATATTAAGGTGGGACTTGACAAACAGTCTCACCTTATGTATATTTAAGGTGTTGAGTGATTGAAAAGTGAAGGGAAGTAGTTGCGGGACTATCCGGGGTTGGATTGGTGTATACCGCCCCCGCTCCTTTTGAACCCTCGTTGTGAGATGCCACCGTAACGGCACAGGGGAAGTTTCCGACGAGATGAGCGTCAAATGAAGAGATAAACTTGGTTGAGGATGACAATCAAGATAATAGATAGGTTCCTCCCTAACCCAACGGGAGGATTTTTTATCCAAAGAAGTTGCTCCTGTGGTGGAATCGGTATACACAACAGACTTAGATAATTGAGTGCTCTATCGGAAACGGTAGAAGTAGAATGTGTCAAATTCGGGGAAAGCTTAACTGCCAATCCCGAGCCAAGCCCCAATGGGGAAGGTGTAGAGACTAGACGGCACACACCTAAAGTAGAAATACTATGGTGAAGGGATAGTCCAGACCACAAACGGTAACGGTAGCGAAAGCTATAGTGGTAAGAAAATCTGTCACCTGTACAGGTTTGCGAGTTCGAGTCTCGCCGGGAGCATGGTTACAAAAATAGAAGGGCCTGTAGCTCAGCTGGGAGAGCGCCTGATTTGCATTCAGGAGGTCATCGGTTCGATCCCGTTCAGGTCCACTTGACAAACATCCCGTAGTGTAGTATACTAAAGAAGTACGCTCCTATAGTGTCAATGGTTAGCACAAGAGACTTTTAATCTCTACAGTCTTGGTTCGAATCCAAGTGGGAGCATAACCCGCGAGTAGCTAAATGGTGAAGGCAGCCGCCTTATATGCGGAAGATATGGGGGTTCAAGTCCCTCCTCGCGGACTTTTGAAAGAAATGTAGTTTGTTTTGATACTTATAATGGATAGTGAATAAAGGTTTTGTGTCCTTCGGGATGCAAAACCTTTTGTGTTTTGTATGGGTTATTTCCCTTAACCTGCACAATATGATAGACAAAATAGTAGACCTTATTTTTCATGTAGATATGGTTTTTATTTTTTTATTATCAATTTTTGGAATAGAACCAAGTTTTTTTATAAAAGTATTCGGTTATCTTAACACTCAACTGGTAACGTTATGGCAAAGGATAATGGTTTGGACCCGAAGTTAGCTCTTAAGAAAACCCAAATTGAAGCCGCAATTGATTTGAAGCGCCAAGAATTGATGGCAGAGTTGGAACTTAAGAGAACAGAAAACGAACTACGGAAGTTGGATGCACACTCCACAGCAAAAGACTATGCAAGTAAAGTCATCGGAAGGGGTGCTGTTCCATACATCGTACTTTTGGTTATCGTCGGAGTGATTTCTAGTGCGTTTCTTCCACCCGAATCACTTCCAGCAGTCATCGGTCTTGTGTCCACCGTTGTGATGGCATTCATCACGATGTTAAGTGGTATTACAGGAACGAAAGAAAAAGAAGAAAAGCCAGAAATTGAAATCATCAAGAGTCTCATCAAGCAATTGGACGAAGCACGTGAACCAATGAATGTAGAACTTGACGGAGATAATGTATTGGTGTCAAAAGGTAACACCACAATGAAAACCACAAGTAAGAAGCGAGGTAAGTAATGTTCATACCAAATAAAACCTTCAACGCAATGCGGGTGGGTGTACTTGGATTAATTGCAACACTCATCTTGGTTATCGCTGGGGAATCGGTTTTATTTGTCAAGATGCAACAAGACAATAGAGTAGTATTAGACTCTCTAACCGTTCGTGTTGCACAAATTGCTCAAGCAACTAATACTAGATTAGTACAAACAAATAGTCGTCAAAATGGTACTGAAGAAAATGTGATAAATCTTAACAAGTTACTTGAAACACAAGCAGTATTGATTACACAGTTACAAGATGCAACAGCACGTACACAAGTCTCAGTAGATAAGTTATTGAAGAACGAATGTACACCAGAAACAGCAATTTATGTGTTGACCCGTGATATGGTGGCGGTTTGTCGTTCACTAGGAGTTCAACCATAAAGAGATAACGATGTTTGATAACATAGATGACGGTACAAAAGGATTAATACGTGCCGCATACGTAAATGTTATTGGAGGAGTATTAACAAGTGTTGGTGACCCACTGATAATATTTGTACTTGCTGTATACGCAATAAATGTGGGAATGTTTTTACTTATTTGTTACTATTTGTTTGGAGACAGTATAGAAAATGTTTTGAGGTTTTTTAGACGGAACACATAACGTTTATTTAAACTCATTCATAGGAGAAAAAGATGTCCAACGGAAGTGCGGAAGTCAAATTAGAAGTGGTCAAAGGAGTTTTTGAACTGTTACGCACACCATGGGTTATCATCGCAGTAGTAGTGGCTATTGGAATGGGAACAGGAGTATTGACCAAGGACAACATCACAGCGGTAGCAAACAAGGTAGTACAAACTGTAAAAGAAGTTACAAAAGAATAACCTAAACAGGAGAACATTATGGCAGACTTAACAAAGTTACCAGAAGCCAAAAGTCTATTCGCACGTTTTTCAGAGATATTTAAAGATAGTAATGACTGGAACGAAAAGACTATTATTGGCTTCATGTCGTTTGCCGTAATGGTTGCCATCGCAGCAGTAGATGTTGTTACAGGTATCGGCGGTCAACACTTAGAAATCAAGGAATACATTTATAATTCATTTATGATTTTGACCCTTGGTTCATTCGGTATCGCAGGACTTGAAAAGTTCTCACCAGCGGCAAAGGTGAGAGCAGAAGCAGAAGTAGAAGAATAATATTTTAAGGAGACGTTATGTCAACATTTTTATTTGCATTAATTGTAGTAGTAGTGGCAGGATACGCAGCATGGTATATCAACAAGTTGTATAGTACCCCACTAAAGTCAACATTTGCAAAAAAGGTTGAACCAGTAGTAGAAGTAAAAAAAGAAGAACCAGTAGTGGAAGTTAAAAAGGTACGTAAACCACGTGCAAAGAAAACCACAAAAAAGAAAACATTATGAAAAAATTATTGTTTTTATTGTTACTAGCTTTACCACTACAAGCACAGGATACCGTTCGGGTGAGACATGGCAACTATGAGTCGGTATTTTCTGTGAGTAAGAGGTATCCTGTGTTTGTAGAGTGGTGGGTCACCAAAGCAAAGTTAGAATGTGTAAATCCATCAAAACGTACAGATAGATTTCTTCCAGACCCACAACTTCGTCGTGAAAGTGATGTAGATAACGATTATCGCGGGTCCGGATTTGACCGGGGACACCTTTCACCAGCCGCAGATGCACGGTGTAATGCTCGTCATATGGAAGAAAGTTTTTACTTTACCAATATGGCACCACAAACACCTGGATTAAATCGTGGTCAATGGAAGAATTTAGAAGAATGGACACGCTATTTAGTAACACAACACGATAGTGTACTGGTTAGAGCAGGATGCGTTGGAGAATCGCGTAGAGTACAACGTCTGGTAGTTCCAACTCATTGTTGGAAGGTTATTGTGGTTAAATCAACCAATGAAATGACTGCCTACGTATTTCCCAACGCAGTAGAACGAAGTGCATCCTTTGAAATGCATATGGTTTCGTTAGATAGTGTCAGAAGATTAACTGGGTTACGCTTCAATCGTTAACTAATCGGAGACAGTTATGGATATCAGTAAGCTTAAAGGTCACGTACCTGACGCAGTAATTGCACAAATTCCAGAAGTGATGGAAAAGTTTCAAATTAACACCCCACTTCGTTTGTGCCATTTCCTCGCACAATGTGGTCATGAAAGTGGTAACTTCAAGGCAGTCAATGAAAACTTGAATTATGGCGCGAAGGGATTACTAGGATTGTTCAAGAAGTATTTCCCAACAGAAGCAAAGGCAAAGGAATACGAACGTAAGCCAGAAAAGATTGCAAATCTTATTTATGGTGGTCGTATGGGCAATGGACCAGAAGCAAGTGGGGAAGGATATAAGTTCCGTGGTCGTGGATACATCCAATTAACTGGTAAGGACAACTATTCAGCCTTTGATAAGGTAGTTGCAGAAAATATTCTTGAAACACCAGACTTAGTAGCAACGAAGTATCCACTTCTTTCAGCGGCATGGTTCTGGAATTCACGAAAGTTGAATGAATTAGCCGATAAGGGCGCAACTGATGCAGAAGTCACTTCAATCACGAAGAAAGTAAATGGTGGAACCATCGGATTAGAAGACCGCATCAAGCATTTTAAGGAATTTTATTCTTTATTAAAATAACATTTAACCTATAGGTGTTCTATAAGTGGGGGTTGACAAACAGTCAATCCCCATTTTATATTTAATTATAAAACCAACTAAAGGATAATGGTTATGATAGATTACGTTGATGTAATTGTAGATTTACAAGCAGGTGATACGGGTAAGGGGAAAGTTGCTCATGCTCTTGCTAACAATTATGATTTGATGATTCGATATAATGGTGGAGCCAACGCCGGTCATACTGTATATCATAATGGACAAAAAATTGTCACACACCAAGTCCCGATTGGTGTATTGTTCGGTATCCCAAGTATTATTGGACTAGGATGTGTTGTTAATATCCCAACATTAGTTGAAGAGATTCGTCAGTTGAAAGAACAGGGTATATATACCGATGGATTGGTAATGGTTGACAAACGTGCGCATGTTGTTTTTGGATTCCATATAGACGAAGATAGTAAAGACTCACGCATAGGTACTACTCGTCAAGGAATAGGTCCAGCATATCGTGATAAATACTCACGTTCTGGTACGCGTATTGGTGATTTAAATACATCAATGTATCCTGATTTTAAAGTAATTGATATATACGATGTTCTATACGTCAATCGTGCACCACGCCGTATATTGTGTGAAGGCGCACAAGGATTTCAAATTGATATTGATTGGGGAGATTATCCGTATGTCACCAGTTCACATTGTACCGTGGGTTCAGCCATTTTAAATGGAATTCAACCACAAAAACTTCGTAAAATTATCGGAGTTATGAAAGCTTATGAAACATATTCTGGATTTAAGACTACGTTCCAAGACGAAACTGATACAGACCTTCAACGTATTCAAGAAGAAGGTAATGAATTTGGAGCCACCACGGGACGTAAACGTAAGGTTCGGTGGTTAAATTTAGATGGTGTTATCAAAGCGATTAATATCAATGGAGTCACCGAATTAATTATTAATAAGTTAGACATAATGGATAAAGTTGGTGTATTTAAAATGGTTAAGAACGGAAATTTAGCACAATATGAAACTATGGAACGTTTTAAAGCGGAAGTAGAAAGCACTATATATTTACACACTACCTCTGTACAACGTATTATTTGGTCCACTACTCCTAACGGAATTTAATAATATAACCTATTTATATAGACCCCTTGACAAATAGACTACGCCCCTATATATTTAAGGTATAGTCAATCGGACGCTTAACTCAGTTGGTTAGAGTGTTTGCTTTACACGCAAAATGTCGGGGGTTCGAATCCCTCAGCGTCCATCGCGGGTGTAACTCAATTGGCAGAGTTCCAGCCTTCCAAGCTGGATGTTGTGGGTTCGAGCCCCATCGCCCGCTCTTCGCATGGGCATACATGCGTGATGGTAGAAAAGGGATTTAGTGCTCAACATGCCGACTAAATCAAAACGAGGTTACGTATTTTGCTCTTGTGATGGAATGGTATACATGGCAGTCTCAAAAACTGCTGGTCATCTGACCTTGTGAGTTCGAGTCTCACCGAGAGCATAGGACTTGACAAATAGAAGTAACGATGTTAGTATTAAGAC